TGGCCCATCCCATAATGCTGATTCTCCTATTTGTCCTTTAGCTCCACCTGTTGGGTTGGATACCATTTGTTTTTTATAATCCATAGTTTTTATATTAATCCTTGCGTAGATTTATTTCTTGCTTCAATATCTCCCATCACGCCATTTGTTACAGCCGCAAAAGCAGGATTAACCCCGTTTGCTTGATAAGTAGGCTGTTGCATACCTCTAGCTTGTAGTTGTGCTTGCGCTTGCTGCATTGCCATTTCACTCGTATCTTGTACGCCAGGCATTTGGCCCATCATGTTCATGTTTACCATAATTATCTTGTTTTATCTTTGTTAACTTTATCGAATGCAGCGGAATAAACTTTCGCGCTGTATGTGTCTTTCTTCATTAAAGGATTGCGTCTAGTTGAAGTGGGTATATCCTCTTCCCCTAACATTATACGATACATCTGTTGTATTAAGCATTTGCACCTAAAACTGATCTTATATATACTGTAGCTTTTATCCGACCCGTTATAGCCTCGCCATTTGACGATCCAGCCCTCTTTAAGCAGCCTATTCCATCTCCTATTGTCCCAAGAGTATGTAAGGCTACCGTCTTCAAAATCGCGCTTTCTAAACTGCCCTAAACAATCGAAGTAAATCAACAGTTCCAAATCAGCATCGGTAATGCCATTTGTTTTACAAGCCCACTTGCGTATAATCCTATAATGCTTTAACAGTCCGAGTTCTTTTAAATCACCTCCTGTTAACTTTCTCATAAAACAAAAACTACATCCTGGGTTTTTATAACGTGGTATGTTTCCCTATCCAGTTCTATCTTATGCCCTGCGTGTCTATCGTAATAAATCACATCGTTCTTTTTTATGCCATCGCATTCGCTGCCCGTAGATACAACTGTAGCTTCTACGTATCTTATGTCTTCGCGATGATTCTCAGCAAGAAGCAAACCGCCTTTTGTAGCGGTCACTCCTTCTTTAAGTTTCTTTATTATTATGTTTCTACCTATTGCGTTCATATTATTCTCTTAAGTTAGACATAACGCAGTTAGTTGACAATATTGTCGAAGCAACTGATGCAGCATTTTTTAAAGCCGATTTTGTAACTAATACAGGATCTATAATCCCTGCTTTAAACATATTAACTGTTTTGCCGGTCTCTACGTCAACACCCCAATCTTTTTTGTCGATGTTCTTGTATTCGAGTCCAGCGTTTTTCATTATTGTTTTGCATGGAAGATATAGCGCCTTTAACACAACCTCTTCGGCCGGTGTTTTAGCTTTTATACTTTCGCTTGCGTTTACTAAAGCAACTCCTCCGCCAGCAACCACACCTTCTTTGATAGCCGCTTTAGTCGCGCATATTGCGTCCTCCACTCTATCTTTCTTTTCGTTTAACTCTACGTCTGAGTCACCGCCTACTTTTACAATAGCCAGTTTAGCCGATAGCATTGCTAATCTTTTTTCAAGTTTGATTACTTTACCAGAATTTAGCTCTGTAAGCAATTGCTCTTTGATATTTTTAATTATAGCCTTAACTTCTTCAGATTGCTCTTCACCTATTTGAAAGACCGTGTCTCTGAACGTTGATATAGCTTTTACACAAGTACCTAAGTGCGAAAGATCGATTAAATCTAAATCATCCCCTAGATTTTCACTTATAACTGTAGCTCCCGTTAATAAAGCTAAGTCATCGAATATTTCTTTTCTATTTACACCGTGTGTTGGTGCTGGTACTATATTAATCTTTATAGCCCCTTTGTTTTTGTTCATTGCTAAAGCGGCAGCTACTTTTGCATCAACGTCCCCTACAATAAGTAATGGTATGTTGTTCTTTATAACGTGCTCTAGTATAGTTTGTATCTGCCTAATAGTATCTACCGCGGAATCAACTAATAATATCTTAGGGTTAACAAGTTCTGCTGTATTAGCTGCTGTGTTGTTAACAAAATGATTATTTGTAAATCCTTTCTCGTATTGTACGCCTTCTACAACTTCTATACTCGTGTTACCGTCTTGTGATGTTTCCATCATTACAACACCTGTTAAATCAACCGCTCTATATGCATCTGCAATCAATTTACCCAATACAGGATCATTGTTTGTAGATATAGTGGCTACTTCGTCAATCATATCCCCTTCAACCGCTTTACTGCGCTTGTCAAGATACTTTAAAGCTTTTTCGACGATCGTATTGATTGCGTCGCGCTTTTCACGGCTAGTAAACTTCATTTTTGACTTACTAAACTCTTTTAGTATTGCATAGGCTAGTACGGTGGCTGTTGTAGTTCCGTCTCCGGCTTCTTGCACAGTTCGTCTTGCTGCTTGCTTTACTAACGAGGCTCCCATATTTTCTACAGGATCTAACAGAACACTTAGCTCTGCGACAGTTACACCGTCTTTTGTTATAACCGGTATTCCGTGTGCGTCTTCAAAAATAACACACTCTCCACCACCACCTAATGTGGAAGCAACCGCTTTTGTCAGTACCTCAATACCTTTAAATACTTTATCTTTACCTTCGTCTCCAAAGCTAAACTCTTTTACTATTTGATTCATTTAATTAGATTTTATTATATAATCACGCGTAATTTAAAAAAACTACGCGCAATTTTTATTTATTGTTACTCCACAGGAGGAACAGGCTCGCCAATAGTAAGTGTTATTGACACTGGGTTTATCTCCAGGTTGATAGCGTTAGCTATGTTTGTTTCTATTGCTGTAACTTGTTCTGCTCCCATCGTTGCTTGTGTCCAAGCTACAACTTCATCATTAGTAAGCTCATCAAATGGTATAAAATTTGTTATGTCGTCAATATTTAGAACCTGTGTTCCTATATTTGTAGAGGAGTAAGGATTTCCTGCAGAATCTACTTGATCTGAGATCCCTGTAACTATCCAGTGCACGTTGTACACTACATCGTCATTTCCTGCTTCTTCTACGTAAGCATCTACTGTTTTGCAATTCCAATTGTAAGTAATCATAATTTTTGTTTGTTTATTTATTTATTAATGTATTTTTATTACCATTGCGCTATAGCAACTCTTTTCCATGAATCTGTTGCGTAGCACACGTATATGTAATCCGCCGTTATTCTTATTTCTCCTAGCGTCCCTGTGTCTCCCCTACTAGATGGAGCAGTCTGCATTGCCGCAACCCTGTATCCAGTAGCTGAAATATTTGACAAAGAGGTTATGTGACAACCCGCGGCAAGAGTTGTTGTTCCAACCCCAATGCCAGCACCTTGTGTATATATCTTACTATCCTGCAGTCCAAGCGTACCTGATTTACTGTAAGGCACATACCCGTCAGTTAGGTCAGTAGCTATTAATGTTTCTGCCTTTACATTGCCTAAAACCTCTAGCTTTTCACCAGGATTAGTCGTACCGATCCCTAGCCTAGATACGGCATTGGGCAAAATTACATTGCTACCATCACCTTGTAGGTACATATTTGCTACTGCATTTGATAGATCTGTTACTTTGATTGAATCTCTACCTATTTTTATTTTTCTACCGTTATCCTGAACGACTAAAGCTTCATCATCAATACCCGTTGACAAAATATTTAGTTTAGCCTCAGGACTAGTCGTTCCGATCCCAACGTTGCCTAATCCATCAATATTCATTAAGTTATCAGAACCCCAATGACCAAAAGTTAAAACGTTAGCGTTAGCTCCAGCAGTACCTGAATACTTATACCCAATATAACCTGAGTTTTTAGTAGATCCTGCTCTACCTATTACAAATATATTGTTTTGCCCAGTTGTCATATTAGGCGTCATTATTTCTGCCGAATGATTAAACATAGAGGCACTTGTGTTTATTATATCAAGCACCGGTACACCCGCAGTCCCCGTGTTTTCAACGCTTAGAGTCCCAGCAGGATTAGTTGTTCCGATACCTACGTTGCCGTTGGCTTTTAATACCATTTTAGTAGTTGGAGAAGCCCCAACATTCCCTCCACTTGCGGTTGTTTGAAATTCTATTCTACCATTATAATTACCGTCATCAGTTACTTTTATTTCACCCATGTTCCAAACAGTAGAGTTACTTGGATGACCCGATCTGAAGTTTAGACGTGCACCTCCTGCGCTATAAAGACCGGCAATAGTAAGTGTATTGGTTTCCATAGGATCCCCAACTTGTAATATACTATCAGGACTAGTCGTCCCGATGCCGACGTTACCTGAGGAGGTGATACGCATTTTTTCAGAATTGTTAGTTTTAAATCCTAACGCGTCTGTATTTGGTGTAGATACATACTTGGCCCCAGCCCCATTACCTTTTAATGTTAAACCTGCAAATCTGTCTAACTCAGCGTAATTTACATTTCCAGAATCTCTTGAAGTTATTGTGCCGTCTCTAACATCCAGCTTTTGACTAGGACTAGTCGTGCCGATCCCAACGCTACTATTATGCACTGTAAGCACATCTCCGCTTATACTATTACCTAATCTTAAATCTGCGTCAGCTGTTCCCCCGCCTCTAGCGTTTGTTGAAATATATACTGTTTCGGTATTTGATAATGATTGTCTTAATCTAATGTTTCCAACTACTTCAAGTTTGTCACTAGGACTAGTCGTTCCTATACCTATCATACCGTTCCATACAGTCATTGCAGGCACTGGCGTATTATAACCATAAGTAGTTCCAAATGTTAATTTAGCAGTATTAACAGTATTATCAGTCATAGTTAAATAACCGTAATTTGCTTCATTACTTGAAGCAGACATTTTTATTTGAGAGGTGCTTCCTGACGGCTCCTTTACGTGTAACTTAGCTGCTGGTGCAGTCGTCCCGATCCCGACGTTGCCCGTAAAAATTGCGTTTTGAGTGTTAGTTAAAGTTAAAGCGGTTGTACTATTAGTTTTAAACAATGTTGAAGAAGATTCAACAGAGCTTATCTCAAGGTTACCTGTACCTCTATGCATTATGGCAGAACTAGTATTAGCGCCTGCATTATTTCTAATTATTCTAAGTCCGTAATCTGTATATGTTGCGTCTCCTATTAAATCAATATATGAGTAACCATTACCTGTTCTTCCTTGTCCGATTTGCAAGTTAGCTTCGGCGGTTGATACTCCTGTGCCTAAAGTCATACTACCGGCATAGTCCCCATTGCCACTAAAATTTGTAGATGTTCCGTACAGAGTACCTGTCAAAGGAGAACCTGATCCAGCTGAAAGGGGTAAGTATGGACCACCTATAATACCCGAGCCCGAGCCGTCTACCCAGTCAATACCTGCAGCAGTCGAAACCAATACTTGATTAGCTGAACCCGTAGATCCGTTAGTATCTTCTAAAAAATTTGTTGTATATTTCTTACTCATTTACCAATTGTTTTGTACTACATTAATCCACGCGTATGTTGATGCTCCTGTCTGCATACACATATCTACATAGCTATTATTTCCTGAAGTCCTATACCTTAATGTACCTACTTTGTTAGCCCCTGCGGTATCTGTGTCATCTGCAACTTTTATTCCTCCTGCTACATCTAATTTAGCTCTGGGTGTTGTTACTCCAATACCTGCGTCTCCTGCT